TTATCTTAAATCAATGCCGCCTTTTTGCATCGATTTATTATGACTTGTTTGTTCGGGGTTTAAAGCTTGTTCTTGCAGTTCTAAACTTTGTGCTAAAGTAACAGAATCGGCTAAATCCCCTTGAGAAGCATATTTTTTCGCTTTTGCTTGAAGTTCAGCGATTTCTGCTTGAAGTTTCGCAATTTGCAATTCATTGAGTAAATTTTGCATTTCATTCGGTTCGTTTGCTTGTTCTTGCATCATCGCTTCTTTTTCTTTTAAGATGTTTTCAATGTCCGCAGCGACTGGGCTGTCTGTGTCTTTAAGCATTAAAGGCAAAATATCACTGATTAAATCCGGTCTCACGCTTGAAATGGTCTTAAACATTTCGCTCCAGTAAGCAAATCTTTCTTCGCGTCCTGTGGTTTTAAGCTGTGATTTGTAAATGAGATCAAATTTTCCGACTTTGATTTTATTATCCTCGCTTGAATTAATGCTAAAATAACGCTCTCCCGTCTTTTCATCTGTGATTTTAAACACCTGCTCTTTGGTAAAATAATGCGTGATAAAAAAAATCACTTTTTCAAAAATGAGCCTATCCATATGTTCACACGCGTTTAAATACTCTTGCAAGCCCATCAAGCCCGTTTCTTTGCGTTGTGAAACAGCGGCGGCAGAGAGGCGATTGTTTGCAAGTCCTAAGGCTTCTTCATTCAGTCCGCTTAACATTTTAGCCAGTTGTCTTTTTTCATTTGCCTTTTGTGAAAGTGTCGCGATGTCGTTGTGATGTTGTATGAATTGAAATTTATTCTCTTTTAACGCTCCGCTTCGCACTTTGACAATCGCATTATCCAAACTTGCTTCATTGATAAACTCTTCAGCATTTAAAACCGCGTCTTCTTCAAAAAATGCCTTTAAAGAGCCCATCATATTTGCCATGCGATTTTCAGCAAAATTCACATAATCCTGCAAAGGTTTAATGTCTCTAAAAAGTCCATACCATAAGCCCTTATCGTCGATTTGATATTTTGAGATGATGAAAGGATGAGCCCCATTTTTAAAAGGGCTTAACTCACTCTTTAAAAGTCCTGCTTCTTGCCAAATGTAGCGATGAAAAAGCCCGTTTTCATCTTTAATCCAGCTTTCTATAATCACACAACGTTCATCCTCATTTGTTCCTCCTGCGTTTTTAAACGGCGTAACATCTAAAATCTGCTTTGCTTCGTTTAAACTCATATTGATTTTTTTATGAAAGCGTCTTGCATCTAGGGCATTTAAATCCTTAGAATAACAATCAATCAAAAAACTTTCGGGCTCTAAACTCTTAAATTGCAAATCAAAATCTTTATTCTCATCCTGTTGTATCCAAAGTTCTATCACTGCTAAACCAAAGATGAGATTTTTATCCCTTGCAGTCATTTCGCGGTTGTAATTGCGATTTTGTGAAAAATATTTGAGCAAATCATTGAGCACATTTGCCAAAGGCGTGTCCATTTCTTGACGTCCGCTGACTTTTATCTCACTGATACTTTGAGCCTTATAACCGATGATTTTATTGATGATGAGTTTAAAGATGTTTTCGATGATGGGAGCTTGTCCGCGATTAAGAATAATGCTTTTAACTTCGGGTGGCAGTTGCTCTCCGTGATAGTATTTTTTTGCTTCTAAATATTCATTTAACGCACAATCATTCGCTTTTTTATCCAGTTCATAAAGATTTTTTAATGTCGTAAAATCAAGCATTCATCAACCTTTTTTTAAAGCCTTAATGATTGCCCTTCTGGAGATAATCTTATGTTTTACTTTGCAAGTTGAGGACAGATAAGATTTTAAAGCAATCATCAAGGATTAAACGCATTATAAAAGATTTTTTAATGAAAAAATAGGGTTAAAAATAAAAAATGTGTTTTTATCTTTTAAATCCGCTTTAAAACAAGCTTTTAAAACATTCTTTAAATCCCATTAAAACACTTTTAAACACTTTTAAAAACATTCTTTAATGGCTCACAATGTAAAAAAAGCAGTTCAATCCACCATCAAGCCGACTAATCCAGCCCCCCCCCGCGTGTAATACTCATCTAAATCAATCTTATCAAAATCAAAAGAATCTAAAGCCTTGTCATAATAAATGCTTTTTCTAAAAATATCAAACTCATCGATACTCTTAAAATACGCGATATAATTTTCATACACAAAAGCGTGAGTGCTTTTATTGTTCTGCGTTGCGTTGCCTAGATAATGATTGTAAGCGTCAAAATAAAAGGCTCTTAAGCCATTATTTGTCTTTAAGGCTTTATCAAAAATCGTGTCTGTTTCTCTCAAAAGCAGTTCATTCTCTAAAGTGTAAAAAGTTTTTTTGGATTTATCCACGCTTTGAAAGCTTGTCAAAATTAGCGGGAGTTCTTTTTGCTCACCACTTGCATTATCATAATAGGGATAAAAAGACATTTGAGTGATGAGATAAAAACGATAATCCAAACTTTGAAGCAGATTAAACAACAGCATATCGATGAGTTGCAAATGATCCTCTGCTTTGCGTTCAAGCGTATAAACGCGACTTTTTTGGATGAAATAAAGGTCATTGATGATGCTGTATTCATACTCAAAGAGCTCATCAAGCATTGTTTGCTCATAAGCATTTTTAAACTCTGTAAAAACTGCGTTAAGCCCCGCTTCATCAAGGACTTTTTCAATATTTATTTTGTTTGCATAAGATCCTCTACTATCGGTGTTGTTATACACCCATTCATATTTCATTATAAAACGCACTAAGAAGCCCTTTTTTGCAAGTTCTTTGAGTTCATTAAAATTGGTTATCACTTTGTTGTAAATGGTCGTTGTGCCTTGTAATATATTAATGCTTTTCATTTGTCTTATCACAACCTTTTCTTTCTTTTGTAAAAAAAGCATTTGAAAATAATTACGATAAGGCGTTTTGCCATCTATATAAATAGTATCAAAATAACCCAGCAAAGGAGAGAAATTTTTTAGTGCTTGAGCATTGTTAAAATAATAATTTTGATTCAAATTAAAAAATTCATCATTCCATTTGCAAAATGCCGGCCACCAAAGACTCTCATCCGCAAAAAACCGCTTCACATAGTCTTTCACTTCGGGCGTTTGTTTCCATACTTCTTTATATTTTTTCTTTTTCTCTTCTTCTGTGATGTTCTTTTTTGTGAAAAATGACATAAATAAATAATTAAAATCCGCCCTTTTTGCCCTTTGGTAATTTTTGAGTTTGTCTAAAAAATCATTATTCACCATTTTATGCCAAAAGGGATAAATCTGCTGTTCAATAACCCATTGATAAATCGCTTCAAGCTCACCGGTATAATTAAATTTCGCCGCAGCAAGTTCTGTAAAACCACTGACGATTCTTCTGTGATTAACCCGCACATTATTTTCTAAAGAATCCTGCACTTGCTCGTTGGTTAAACCCCCTTCACTCAACGCAAAACTCACGCCCAGCTCTTGCTGAAAATAACCCTTGTTTCCTGCCTTTGTAAAATGAGCCCGATTTTGCGTTTGCTCGTCAAATTCCTCAAAATTCACCTTTCCATAAATGCCCTTGCTCGTATCATAAACAAGGCTTGGGCTGTATGTTTGACTTCCGGCATTGTTTTTATTATAAATGCTTCCATTCGCATAAATCTCATAATCTGTATAAACGATGTATTCTGTGATTTTATCGCCTGTGCTATAAACCTCTTGCTTTTCTTTCAAAAGTGAAGTATGAGATTGCACTGCATTGAGAGCGGTGGCTAGTTTTGCGGATTTTTCCCCGATGACAGCGGTATAAACATTTTGTGCTAAGGTTAAAGCCCCCGCTAAAAGTCCTAAAACCCCGCCCGTAACGATAGAGGCTATCGCCCCTAAAATGCTAAAGATATTTCCACTAAAAACACCCTCGACAAATCTTTGAAGCCACGATTTACCCTCTGCTTTTCCTAAGGCTGTTGCAATGTGATAATATTTATCTTGCGGGATGTTTAGCTCGTATTTATCGATAATGCCTCCCCATTGCCTTAAATACTTATCGCGGACTTTTTTCCATTTGTTGAAAAGTCCCATTTAAAAATCTTTTAACAAAGCTTTTTAAACAGAGCATTTTTATACGCAAAATAACGTGCACTCTCATCATCTTTTAAAAAAATCGTATCGCCCTGATGAAAAATATATTTTTTGCCCTTTTCATCGCGGTGCTCGTAGTTTTTTTCTCCCAAATACTCAAAGCTCACAATATCGATAAAATGCCTTTTTTGTTTAGGCGTTTTAGCTTTTGGCTTTTTTTGTTGAGTGTCGCTGTTTGATGTGTTTTGAGTCTGTTCTTGTTTTTGCTCTTTTAAGCTCTCAAGCAAGGCGTTAAACTCTGTTTTTAAAGGCTCATCAAGCTTTGAGCTAAACTCTGCAAGTTCATCCGCATTTGCTTCTTTTTGCAATAACGCGTCAAACTCCTCTTGCAAAGACGCGTTTAAAGCGTCTTTAAAATGTTGAAGTTGTGCTAAAACCTCCATTAATCATTCCTTTTTTTCAGTTCATCGATTTTTGATTGCACTTTATCTTTAAATTCTTTTAATTCGCTCTCACTGCGATTTAAAAAATCATCGATTTTAACGGCATTGTTTCTAAAAATCAAAAACCCCAAACCTATGCCAAAAAGCACACACGCGACATATAATATAAAATCAAACATTTTTATCTCCTTGTTTTATTTGATGATAATAATAAGCTGCCAAACCGATACAAAGCATTAACGCAAAAAAACACAAACTCATCATTTTTAAGCCTCTAAATTATCGATAATCTCTAATTCTACATTTTCAATTTGCGTTTTATCCAAAGGGGCGATTTCATACATCAAACGATAAAAATCACCGCACGCGTTGCGGCTGTTTGTAATGCCCTCACTGCTGCGTCCATAGCCTAAAAGTTCGCAACCTATCGTATCTTTTTCTGTATTGCCCCAGTGGATTAAGATGCGACGCGTTTTATCCACATCATCACTTGTATTGCCGTCGCTTTTGTCATTATAAATGCAAATGAGAGGCGTGTTAAAATCCACCTTTAAAATGTCTTTTTGCAGAGTGGAGCTGAATTTTGGGCTTAAAAAATATTCAAGCTTATATCGTCCCGAAGGCAGGGCTAAATCCTCGCCACTTTTTAAACCTGTTTTTGAGTTGCAAAGTTCATCGCATTCAAAAATCACTTTATCCGCTGCCCCCGCTTGTTCGTTGATGGCAATCACACGCACACGTCCCAAACGACAAGTCTGTCTTAATGCGTCTCTTGTGATTTCTATTTTAAATCGTGCCATTTTTCATCCTTTTTTTAAAATAGCGTTAAGTATAAAAGATTTTTTAATGAAAAAATAGGGTTAAAAGTTTAAAAAGCTTGTTGAAAGGCTTTTAAACTTTGTTTTTAGGATTTTTTAAGTCTTTTTTTGCGTTTTATTTTTAAGAGTTTTTGACTTTGTTTCTTCATCGGCTTTTTTTGCAGATAAAAATAGTCCTTAAACGCGTTTTTGAGTGAAAACAAGCAAAAGTTTAAAAAATATTTTTGCGTTTGTCCCCAGTTAAATAAAACCGCACGACATTTTTGCAAAATTTGCTGTGTTTTTAGTTTTCATTTAAGCTTATGTTTAAAAAATATGATATAATTATATTATAAGGAGTTTATAAAATATGACTTATGAATGGGATGAAGTCAAAGCACAGCTTAACATCGCAAAGCACGGCGTGAGTTTTGATGAGGCAAAAAGCGTCTTTAATGATGAATGTGCTCTTGTTATGTTTGATGAAGAACACTCAAGCGATGAAGAAAGATTTTTGCTTTTAGGACAAAGTATAAAAGAAAGGATTTTGCTTGTTGTGCATTGTTATAAGCAAGGCGACATCATTCGCATTATTTCAGCAAGAAAAGCCACCAAAAAGGAAAAAAAGCAATACAAGGAGAGATTATGAAAAAAGAGTATGATTTTTCAAAAGCCATTAAAAACCCCTATGTTGATAAAAGCCTTAAAAGGCAAATAACGATTAATTTAAACGCAAAAGTGCTTGATTATTTTAAAGAAATGGCTGAAAAAAAGGGCATACCCTATCAAACTCTTATCAACATTTTTTTAAATGATTGCGTGGATAAAAAACTTGATATTGCCGTTATTCAAAAGCCTTAAATTGTTTTTTATCATTGATTTTTAAACAAAGCCTGAATTTTGATAAGAGAGAAACAAAAAGCAAAGTGCGACTAAAAAAGCACAAAAGAAGATAAAAACCGCACAGACTAAAAAAGCAAAACAAACACAAAATGCAAACAAACAGACTAAAAAACGCGTTTAAATCCTCCATTTTGGAAGGCTTTTAATGCGCGTTTTATTTAGTTCTATGTGTTCTTTTGGGGGAGCAATGACTTCATTATGAGCCAAAGCCGAAGCTATCGCGTCAATGCAGTCATCTTTTCTAAAAGGTTTTTCGGGGTTAAAGGCTAAGAGTTCTTTTTTGATTTGGTTTAAGCCAAATGCATTATGTAAAAACACGAGATAGCCGGTGTTATAAAAGGGTTTTAAGGCTTTGATTTTTTCGACTTTGCTGATTTTTCTTGACGGCGTGTAAGTTTTAATCGTGTTAGTAATGAGCTCTTCATTCTTACTTTTAAGCGTTTCATTCACTCTTACAATCTCTTTTAAAAGCAGACGATGCAAGGTTAAGCCCCCGCCGTCGCTTTCTATAAAACACGAGGCTTTTGGATAGCTTAAAAGCGTTTGAATGATATGCCTTATTGTTTGCTCTTCATCCCAAATGCCATAAAAGCAGTTTTTCACCACATAACGTGCGCTTTCTTTAAAATTTTCAACACCTACAACCACAATCGCTCTATTATCAGCCTTGACATTAAGACTTTGTGCATTATCGATAAAAATATAATCTTTACACAAACCCACTTCATAACTTGCTATCTCTTTAAAATATACGCTCTCAAAAAATCCGCTCTCACTTGCTTGAGGAATCTGTAAATATTGAGTGCTAAACTCATCATCGCCCATTTGAAGCTTTAAGCTTTGAAGCTCTTTAAGATTATGCCTTTTAGGAAAAAGAGCCTCATTTTTTGCCCTTGTATAAGAAAAATTAGCGATTTTATAGGTTTCTTCTGTATCGTTTAATGCACTTAAAGTGATGATGTGCCATTGTTTAATAATCTCTTGTTTAAAATTCTTTTCATCAAGCAAAAAACCGCATAAATCTTCATAACCTAGCCTTTGCATTAAAATGGTTATATTGCTTTGATTATCCTGCAAACGGCTTAAAACGCTTTCTTTAAAATTTTGATTAACAAGGTTTCTTGCCGTTTTACTCACCATTTCGCTCACTTTGATCGGATCATCGATGAGAATTTGATGTGCATGAAAACCTGTAATCGCACTTTTTAAAGTGGTTACAAAAAGCCCTCCGCCTTCTTGTAAAATAAACTCACTTGAATTATCTTGCAAAAAATGGAATTTTTCTTTAAAAATGCTTTGCATAAAGCCAGATTTTAAAAGATCGCGGACTTGATTAGAGATTTTTTTGCAAAGTTCATCGCTGTAAGAGATATAAATAAATTTACGCTTTCTATCTTGAGCCAAAGCCCACGCTATAAATGTTCTTGCGATAGTTTCTGTTTTACCATAGGAAGGGGGCATGTTGATCATTAAACGCGTCAGCGGGTTTTTTGTCTTAAACGGCAGAGTGTGTTCTAAAATCTTGCATAAATAATCAAAATGCCAGTTATCCAAAAACACCGCTTTATTATACCTTTGCCATTTAAGCTTTAAAAAGGTTTTGAGATCGCGTCTTGCTAACTCTCTTAAAGCAAGTTCTTTTAAAGCGGGATTGTTTTTAGTCATTGTGTTTTATCAGCCCTTTTTTGCAAGTTCTAATTTTGACTCTGTTGCGTTTTGCTCTTGCAAAGCGTTTTCTTCTGCGTTCGTTTGCTCCGCATTTGAATTTTGTGCGTTCGTTTCATTCAAAACCGCGTTTTCTTCGCTTTTATCTTCGATTAAAGCCAGAAGCTCATTTGTGCTTAAGCTTTCAAGCTCTTTTTCAAGCGGAGAGTTTAATGCCTTGCTTAAAATCTTATCATCATAGAGATTTTTTTGAATGTTGCCGAGCATATTAACATATTTTTCACTTGCAACGATAAGGCTGACATTTGCTTTGCTTTGTCTTTTGCTCAAAGTCCGCATCTTTAAAAGCTCTTCTTTAGCGATTAATGCCCCCTTTATCATCTCTTTATGCAAAAAATCGCTATTCATCATCTTAAACAATAAATCATCACTCACGCCCTCTAAAATCTCATCAAGTTCGCTTAATTCTGTGTAATGATTAAGATTAAGATTGTCTTTGAGATTTTGTTTAATCTGTTCTTTATTTAAGTGTAAAATACTGCCAAACTCTGTTTTTAAAGCCTCTTCTTTGATGTTTTTTTTGCATACTTCATCGAGGGCTTTGCCCATAATCCAGCCTTCATTTTTTATCCACACCATCAAAGTGCGATATTTAACATCAAATCTTTGTGCGAGTTCTTTTGCACTCTCAAAATGCGTTTCAAAATACAAACGCATTTTTTCTTTTAAGGCTTTATCAATCATAAAAAATCATTGCCTTGAAGTGGGAATCAAAGACGCGTTAAACAACGCATTTAAATCCGCATTATTCGCATTATTTTTCATATTCTCGGCTAAAGGATTGTAAGCAGTGGCTTGAAGTTTTTTTAAATCCTCTTTTTCTTGCGTTGTTTGATTGATACTTCTTGTATTTGCAGCATTGAGAGCCGTTGCGGATTTTCTTGCATTAATCTCACTTTCGGCTTGTCTTTTTTGCAAGGCTTTATCCTCATCAAAAGAATCGATTTGTTTGTTTAAGAGTGTGTTTTTGCTCTTTTCATTTGCGATTTGCGTTTGCGTTGCTTCTTGTTTGAGATTAAACTCTTCTTCTTGCATTTTTTCTTTTCTTGCATTTCTTTGATAATCAATGAATCTATCAAACACTCCGCTCGAGTTTTTTGCGAGATTGTTTGCTGTGTCTGCAAAAGAAGCGGCTAAATGTCCTATGATTTGCGTTTGTTGTCCTGTTGATATCGGGTCTCTTGCCATAATTCAACCTTTCTTTATTTTTTTAAAAAACTTAGCAAAAAAACTTTTTAAAAAATAGGGTTAAAAGCTTTAACCCTATTTTTTCATTTGAAAAACTCCTAAAATCACGCAAAAAATAAAATAAAGGTTGTGAAAATGGAAGAATCAGCTTTAGCGACAAATATCGCACAAAATGCAACACCCGCTGCAGAAGGTGGCACGAACTCAATGCTGTCTTTTTTTGATGATTTGGGCGGAATTGGGAAGAGTTTAGAGGGTTTAGGGTCTTTAGCAAGTATCGGCACGGGAATCTATGGAATGTTTTTGCAAAATAAGGCGTTAAATCTGCAAAAAAAGGCTCTCAATCAAGCACAAGCTCAACAAAATATCGAAAATGAACGTTGGAATAAAAGAGAAAACGAACGCGTCAATGCAAACGCACAGATTAGTCAATCCGCTACCGCGTGGAATGATAACCCTATGCAAAGGGAATAAAAATGAGTGTCAGACGTTTTTGGAAATTTTTTGACTTTGCGAAAGAAAATCTTAAAAGCTTTAATTTTACAGACGATAAACTCTATACTTTTGCGAGTGAATTAGCTTTAAAGCTTGTTGAAGTGCATTTTAAAGAAAAAGAGAGTGCGTTAAATTGTGAAAAACTTGAAAAAGAACTTGAGATTTTAACTCTCAAAACAAAAATGGAAATCCGCCACATTGAGCTTGAAACGCTTAAGTCTTTGGTGCAAGCGGAGTCGATGGTGCGAAGCGTTGGGGATAATGCCGTGATAAACCGCGCGAATGCTTATGTTGGCTTTTTGAATGTTGTTGGAAATGCAAGTGAAGGTGCAGCGATTGCTAGTCATACTGCAAATGTCGTTGCGGAGATAAAAAAGATTAGCGATACAAATCTTATAAACACTTACACAAACATACTCAATAATATAAGAAATAATCTTTTAGGCAGTTTTGATAAAAGCGGACATATCAAAGAATGCTCTATCATCGCCCCACGAACGGAGATTAAAGTCAATGAGCCTTTAGAGATTTTAGGTTTTAGCATTTACAATCAAAATGAGCATATGTTTCTTATCGATGATGAAGAGGTGTTAAAGGATTCGCAAATTTTGCTTTTTTCAAGTGAAGAAGAGGGTGAAAAGGAGATTGTTTTTAAGGTGAAAAATGATTTAGGCACTTGGCTTATGGATAAAATAATTATTACTATCACAAAAGAATAAAATCAAAGGCTTAAAAAAACTTATATTTTTAAAATGAAAATGATAATCTTAAAAAAATAGCAGAAAAAGAGAAGTGAAAAAAAGAGAGGTTAAAGAGCAAAAAGAGAAAGTAAAGAGAGCAAAAAGAAAAAGAAAGAGAGGAGAAAAAACACTAAAAACAAAGCCTTAAACATCGTTTAAAGGTTTTAAAAAGGCTTTGAAGTTGTTTTGAAACAGAGCTTAAAAGGCTTTGAAAGCTTTCAAAATGAAAAAGCGTTTGAAAAGCACACAAACACCCCGATGAAAAGGGCTTAAAAAGCAAAAAGAAAAAGGAAAGAGCAAAAAAACAAAAGAAAGAGTAAAGAAAAAGGAAAAAATAAGGAAAGAGCAAAAAACAGACTTAAAAAAATAAAGCGTTTTTATAAGCTTAAAAACAGAGCTTAAAAGGTTTATGAAAGGGCTTTAAGATAAAAAAATTTTCATAAAGCCTTGAAAAATATAAAAAAGGGAATGCATGAAAACTTTGAAAAAAACTTTTTTTATCCTGCGTTGGTTTCTCATCGGAAAAATGCATTGCGATGTGCCACTTTGGTGTAAAAAAATGTTTAAAACCATCAATTGTTTTTTATGGCTCATTATCCTTTTTAGTGTCATTTACACTTATGTATTTTTGATGTTTTAGGGGGGGGGGATATGCAAGAACTTATCAATCATTATCTTATTTATTTAGAACTTCTGCCTTTGTTGTTTATTGGAATCATTTGCGGGGTTTATAATTGTTTGCATTATAATGAATATAGCGAAGAAAATCAACAAGTTCTCACTCCTTTTTTACTCTTTATCAAATACGCGACCTCTTCTTGCGTTGTATCCTCTGCGATTTTTTTTATTCTTGATTTGGCAAATATTTCTTACGAAGCACGGGTTGGAATCGCCGCTTTGGTTTCGTTTTTAGGCATTGATAAAGCCATTGAGATGATAGAGAAAATTTTGAATTTAAAAAATCATGTCAAATAAAAAATCAATAAAGGAGTTCTCCGTGAATATTATTCATCTTAGACGCGTTTTGACAAGACTTATTATGGCTTGTTTTATTTTTAGCTTAGCACTCAATCTTGTTTTATGTTATAAGCTTAATTTAGCCAAAAAACTCCGTGCAGATTGTTTTCATATGCAAGAGCACGATGTTCATAATATCATCTTTCATCACAAAACTCTTTTTTTGATAAAAATGCGAGTGAGCTTGAAACTTTTAACCCTATTTTTTAAAAATGAAAAATCCTAAAATAAGCATAATTTTTACAAGGAGTTAAAAAATGGATAGAGAAAAAAAAGAATTCATCGACCCATTTTCAACGCAAGAAGATGAAGCAGCATTAAAGGCTTTAGAGTCTGAAATCGCACAAGCGAGTCAATCTTTAGAGAGTGATTTTGCCAAATTTGCAAGTGGAAAAATCGATGAAAGAATGGAGGAATTGTTTTTTGAAAACAAAGAAGAGTTTTTTAAGCAAGTTTTGCAATGGCAGAATGAATTTTTAGGCGATTATCGCTCAAAAATTCAAAAACGCGACGCGTTAAACAATGACATTCAAATCAAAAAGAGCTTTTCAGCCATTGAAGCGGCACAAAAGGCTTTCGAGGAGGCTCACCCGGACGTTGATGTTGAAGAGCTTTTGGACTTTTATCAGCAAGATTTACCACCCCGGCTTAAAAATGAGTTGGATAAAGCCAAACCGCAAGACTTTTTCGAATTATTGCTTGAGTATTTTTCAAAGGCGTCAGACAGGGCACAAAATGCAGAAAAACAAGAGCAAACAGGCTTACCGAAAAGACTCGAGGGCACAAGTTCAGGTGTGCAAGAAAATGACTCGGGCGATGATTTAGTCACAAATCGCTATTGAATCTTAAAAAAAGGAGTAAAAAAATGGGAACTCAAAGAGTGAAAAATGTTGTTTATTGTGCTGAATCGGTGATTGATTTAGCAGATATGAAAGAAAATAATGCTTATGATGCCCTTTTGGTGCCAAAGGGTGCAAGTATTATTCAGCTTTTAGTGGAGGTGCAAAACACGAGCGGAAGCGGAAGTGTTGATGTGAAGCTCAAAGAGCAAGATGTTGCATTTTTAGAAAATGTAAGCTTGGATTCTACTTCAAAAGATAGTGCTTTTATTAATTCTTCAGTGCATACGATTAGCCAAATGGTGGATATGTTGAGCGTTGAGCTTAAAAGTGGAGCTTTTACAAGCGGAACGGCACGCGTTAAAATCGTGTATTTTATGCCGAGTCAGATTTTAGTTGAATTTTAAAAAAGGAGCAAAATATGTTAAACGAACTCAATAAAATCAATCTCAATCAATGGAAAGAAAACCCAAATATCAGCGTTGAGATTGCAACCATCATCGAAAAGGCAAGTTGGCAAAGAAGCCCTTTTGAGCCTTTAGTAGGACGCGGACAAGATAGAGGCATAAGAACTTATCTTACTAAAAATGGAGAGCCTTTTAGACCGCGTTTAAAAGCCGCTTTAACAGGCGATGGCGTTGAGGGTAATACAGACTTTGAAGCGAATTTGGATAATTTAGAGATACTCTCTCAAACAATTTATCCTAAAATCGTCGGCAATGCGTTAAAATCACAAGTGAAGCATTATCAAAGTATGGAGCAAATTGATTTTATCAAAGAAAGCGTGCAAAGTTTGACTGATTGGATTACGAATAAAAGAGATCGCAATTTTATCACAGCTTTAAGCAATGATTTAAGCAATGCGGTTATTTGCGATAGTGCAAGCTCTTTCAAAGATACAACAAGTGAAGCGAGTGTGCAAGAGGCGAGTAAAAAAATCGTTAAAGGTGATGTGTGCAATGTCAAGGCTTTAAGACGTGCGATAATGATGGCAAGAAGTGGCATTAATTATCAAGGCAAAGACGCGTATCCGTTAAAACCGATACGCTCTGCAACGCATACGCTTAATGGCTTAAATGTGCAAAATTATTCTTATATCATCTTACTTGATACCTATCAAATCAATCAGCTTAAAAACGATCCGGAGTGGATTGCGATGCAAAAAGTCGGTGTTCGTGGTGATAAAAATAATCTTTTTACCGGACTTATCGGGCTCATTGATGAATGTCCAGTTTTGGATATGGGCGTTTGGACAGATACGCAAGTGGGACTTTTAAACAGCGAAGTGAGTGAAGCGAGTTTTAGGGCAAATATCAATCCCGCAAATGTCTCAAACATCACCCCGCCGAGTGATTACGCAGGAACACAACCCGTTTCAATCGGTTTTCTCATCGGTGCATCTGCTCTTGTAATGGTGGGCAGTGATAAGGTGAATTTTTATATCGATGAAGCACAAGACGCGGGACGCAAGATTTTATGCGGATGTGATAGACTTTTAGCCATTGCAAAAGCAAAATTTGAAACCACTCAAGGCATTTTAAGCCCTTATTCAAATACAGACTTTGCAACCATCGGCATTATTTCAAGCAAAGAATAACACACAAAAGGCTTTTTAAAGCCTTTTTTTGAAAGGTTTTTAATGGATTATGCAAGTGTAGAATTAGAAAATATTACGCAAATTGTTGAGAAGTTAAACGCTTTATTTGAGAGTGCAAAGAGTGAGTTTGACACACAAAAAAAGAGTTTTAAAGAAGAATTAGACGCGATAAAATCAAAGATGATTAATGATTTGGTGTTTGAAAATGCGAAAAAGATTAAAAATGAGCTTGACACAAAAAAAGAAGAGCTACAAACTTATATCATCGCACAAACAGCACAGAGTTATGAGGATAATAAAGAGGATTTAATCAAATCTATCAATATCGATTACGACGCGTTACTTTCACAAAACGCAACGCAATTTTTAGCCCTTGCACAAAAACAACTCAACGCGGCTTTAGACAATGAGTTTAAAAAAGAAAAATACACAAACATTTTAAAGACCTTTGAAAAAGACGCTTTAAATGCTTTAAAGCACACACAAGAACGATTCAATGAAGACTTAATCGCCCTTGATTTAAAGGCTCTTGCGACCGCTTACATTCAAAAACAAGTTCAAAAGGATTTTAAGACTTTGGAAGCGTTGGTGCTTAAAGAGCAAAAGAGTGAGATTGCGAAGCAATTACTCAATCATTTTTTACATCAAAACGCAACGCAAGAACTCATTAAAGAGAGTTTGTCTGCCATTTTAGAGCAAAATTTTACGCAAAAGAGTTTAAAAGAGCACATCGAAGCGAGACTCATTGACATTAATCATCATTTGGTAGATAAGATTATGGGAACACGCGAACTTTTTAAGACAAATTTCATTCAAAATCTTGTCTTAGCGTCTTTGTCTTTGAAAAATGAACTTTCTTTGATTTGTGAAAATATGGACGCGTTGAATCGTTTAAAGGTTAAAGAAAAGGGCATTGAAGATGAGACTTTGCATTTTCAAGGTAAGTTAAAGGTGGAGTGAATGGATAATAATGATTTAAGCAATTTTCTCATCCCGCAAGAGCAGGACGCGGACACAACGCAAGAGACAAGCAAAGACTCAAAAGACTCGCAAGACGCTCAAAACAACGCAGAACAAAACAACGCTCAAGAGTCGCAGGTTGCTTTGACGGGAGTGCCTTATTTGGATCAAAAAATCCAAAATGGAACTTTGAGTGCTTACGATGCCTATTTGGCAAATAAATATTTAGGTGTGAATATCGGGCAACTCAATCTTAAAGCAAATGTTGATGCACAGGTGAAAGGGGATTTAAAACATACGAGCATCACACAAACAACGAAAGAATTAGGACAAATGCTCACCAGCTTACGCGATAGCGATGAAGTGCTTAAAAGAAGCGATTTAGCGGGTGTTTATAATGGACTTGTTACAGGTTTAAACAAAAAAACAGGCGGTTTTATCGGGCTTGATGATGAACGCGCTAAGCTTGACTCGGCTGTGATGAAAATGACCTATGGAGTCGCTGGGGCGATGAATGATGGCAAGGCGACAAATGAGAGTCGCAAAGAAGCAAAAGAGGTTTTCGGGGCGGGTTTTCGCTCTCAAAAAGAACTCGTTGCAAGAACCGCACAAGCAAGGGAAGCAATCTTAAACCGCGTTGATTCTTTGTTGGCTGATTTGGAAGCAAAAGGCGGACAGATAGGACTTGATACGCAATTAATCAATGAAATTAAGGCTCAAAAGAAAAAGCAAAATTTTCTTAATTCACATCTTTATGGAAAAAAATTCAATTTTGAAACTTATGAAAAAAGTGTTTATGATGATTATATTAAAAATCAATTCATAAGGGCAAAACGATGATTAAAATGAGTGATTTACTCACAAATATAAGAGCAAGGCTAAGAGATACAAAAGAACCTTATCGCTATGAAACAGCGGAGATTTTAAACGCGATAAATCATGCATATTGTGATTTAATTTATCAGTTTAAGCTTAATGTTTGCAAGTTTGTCAAAGAGCTTAAACCTAATGATTTCATCTTTCACGCACCTAAAATGGTGCTTTCTTTTGAAAAAGCCTTTTTAAACGCGAAGCCTTTGCCCTTAAAAGCTTATGATGATAAGGCTTTGAGTTTGCAGATTTCATCGTTTTCAAATTTTCAAAGTTTTGCGGTTTTACCTAAACATCGAGCGAATGGAACTTTAGAGGTGTATTTAAATCTAGCTAAGGCTTTAAATGAAGAGAGCACACTTGAGAACGGGGATTTTTTGAAAATGGCACTCATTTATAAAAGTCTTTCTTTGCTCTTTCAAATCGAAAGCAACGAGGGCAATTTGCAAAGGGCGGGTTTTTATGAAAATGCCTTTAAAAAAGAATGCGATTTTTTAAGGGCGACTCTGTCCTCACTCACGGAAGCAAAGAGCTTTCACAGCCCTTGCATACAATATTAAAAAGGAGAAGACAATGAATGAAAATGTGAATGCATTTAGAGAAAAACTGAATGATGAAGCGTTAAAGAGTGAGTTTGACTCTTTGCTTGAAAGTTTAGAAAATGAAATTTTAAGCGATGAAAATGTGAATGCATTTAGAGAAAAACTGAATGATGAAGCGTTAAAGAGTGAGTTTGACTCTTTGCTTGAAAGTTTAAAAGCAGAACAAAACACTCAAAAAGACACAGCACAACCAGACTTGCAAGAGAGTGAAAAACAAAAAGACCCGCAAAGTCCGCATATTGAGCCTTTGCCACAATTTCAAAGCCCACTCATTGACACAAAAGAGGTTGAAAAACGCGAGAAAAAGAGTTTTAAAGACGCTTTGAGTGAAGCGTTAAATGATAATGTGTTTTGGTTAGAACAGATCAAAATGACACTTTTAAGCGTGAATGAGCTCTATAAAAATTTTGAGAAATTAGAGCAGCATTATCAGTATGATTTTAAGAGTCACGAGCTCATCAAAACACAAACGCAAAGCCTTTATGATGAAGCCTTAAACATCTTTTCACAACTGCAAACGCAAAATGAGGCTTTGAATGAAAAAATCGCAACACATACGCAGGATTTAGTTCAAACCAAAGAGTCTTTAGTGCAAAGTCAAAATCAAGCCTTAGCCCTCATCGAGGAGATAAAACACATCAATAAAGAAACAAAAGAAAGTGCGGGCGAGGTGATTGTGTTTAAAAATACGATACAAGAAGCCATTAATCGCTTGGATGAAGTCATTGAAACGAACGCGGCTTTAGAGCAGAGCATCACAGAGGGGCGCGAACTTGTGCAAAGTGCTAAAGATGATTTAAACAACACAATTAAACAAGGTCAAGATGATTTAAACAACACAATTAAACAAGGTCAAGATGATTTAAACAACACAATTAAACAAGGTCAAGATGATTTAAATGCTGTAAAAGAAAACCTTGAAACCTTCAAACAAGAAAAGATTAACGAGATTGACGCGGCTTTGAATGAAATTGAAACGCGTCGCGATGCAGCGATGAATGCCTTTGATAATGCAAAGGCTGATTATGAGCACAGGCTTGAAGATTTTGCCAAAAGAATCGACGCGTATTTGCCAAATGACAGCGATGAACAAGAGCTTTTAATTTCTGCAAATAACGCGTTACAATCCGCTCAAAATGCCCTTAATGCCCTTTTAGATGAATTGATGGAACTTTATAATCAAAATGCGGTTTTAACGCACAATGCGGAGGATTTAAAGAAAAATTATGATGAGACTTATAAGCATTCTTTGCAAATTTACAATATGAAAAATGATTGTATCTCAAAACTTGCTCTTTGTGTTGAAACGAATGCCTTGCTTGAGAGCTTTAAAGAGACTTTGAATGATGAGGCTTTGCGTTTTGAGTTTGACGCGTTGGTGCGTTTGATTTTAGACAATGTAAAAGGAGAAGACAATGAATGAAAATGTGAATGCATTTAGAGAAAAACTGAATGATGAAGCGTTAAAGAGTGAGTTTGACTCTTTGCTTGAAAGTTTAAAAAAAGAACAAAAAACTCAAAAAGACACAGCACAACCAGACCCGCAAGAGAGCTTAAAAGAACTTTTGCCCCAAATGAGCGAGAGCTTAGAAAATGCAGAATCAATCGTGCAAAGTTATGAAAGTTTTAAAACAAAACTCACGCCCGAACAGCAAGAATCTTTAACTTTGCTTTTTTCACGCGTGATTTTACGCGATGAGGACGCTTTGAATGCAAAAAAAGCCCAGCTTGAAAATGAGCTTTTACAAGATGAGCAAACACTTAATACGCTTAAAACGCAACAGAGTGAAAACGCAGAGCAACAAGAGCAATTAATGCAGGATTTAGCAGAAAAAAAACAAGAAATCGCAACGCAAGATGCTCTTTATAAAGAAAAAGAGCAAGACGTTAAAGACGCTAAAGAAGCCGTGAGTAATGCCCTTTATCCTAAAGAAGCCCAGCACGGAGCAACAAAGGCTTATGTGGATAAATTGCATAAAAGCACAGAGTTTTTATTTGATAAATGCGGCGATGTTGCAAATTTGAAAGAACCCGATGAGCTTGAACTCTCACAGGTTGCAGAGCTTGAAAATGACATTGCGATAAAAAACGCACAAATCGCTCAAAACAACGCTCAAAAAGAGCAGTTGCAAGTTAAAGCTGAAGACATTCAAAAAGATTTAAGTGCTCTTGAAGACGCTTTGAATACAGAAAAAGAGAATTTAGAACGCAAAATCGCACAATTTGAAGCCTTGATTGTGTCTTTGAATGCAGAAAAAACCCAGCTTGAAACGGATTTGCCAAATATTGAGAGCACATTAGAGGAGTTAGAACTAAGCATTACAAATCTAACGACCGAGATAGAACTTTGCGAAGACAATGAGCTTAAAGCCTCAAAGGAAGCTGAACTTGCTTTAAAAACTTCACAAAAACAACGCAATGAAGAGTTAAAGCAAGAAAAACAAAGCCGTAAAGAGGAGATAGAAATACTTTTAAAGCAAACAAATGATACAGATTTGCCTTCTGCAAAAACCGCACTTTCAAAACTTGATAAAAAATTGCCTTGTATGTTTTTTGAGATTGCAAGATGTGAAAGTAAAATCATTGAAAATGAACGCAAAATCGCAGGACTTGAAGGTGAGATTGAGACTTTAACGACTCAAAAGAACGAAGCCACAACGCAAAAAGGCATTTTAGAGACCGCCCAGCAAGATACGAGTGAGATAGAAGCTCAAATCGCAGAGCTTGACGCGTCCATCGCTCAACGCTCAACGAGCAAACAGGCTTTAATAACAGAAAATGAGACTTTAAAAGCAAAAATTACAAGCACAAAAGAGCAAATCACAGCGGCGAGTAAGTTGTCAATGCTCACAAGCTTACTCACTGAAAAAGAACAAGCCTATAAAGATAATAAAATCGCTTTGAGCACACTTGAAGGCGAGATTACGACTTTAACGAGTGAAATAGAAACTTTGCAAACGCAAATCGCAACTTTAAAAACAGAGCTTGAGAGTGCCGATGAAGAGACAAAAAGCACAAAACAGAGTGAGCTTGAGAACAAAGAGAGCGAACTTCAAACCAAAGAAAGCACTAAACGCATCAAAGAATCGGACAAAGAAAATAAACTTGCTTTAAAAGAAGAGCTTAAAGCCTTTGTTTTGCATAAAAGAGAGCTTAAAAAGGGCATTGAGACTCAAAACACAGCCATCACAACACAAAAAGGCACGATTGAGAGTTTAAAAACAGAGCTTGAGAGTTTGCAAACGACTTTAAGCACTTATGAGAGCGAACGCAATCAATTAAACACAGACATACAAGCCTTAAAACAAAGCATTGAGACAAAGGCGGATGATTTGGATGAGGCTTTGGACGATAAAGCGTCTTTAGCGACAAAACAAGCCGAAGTTAAGGCTAAAAACGAACAAATCCGCTCACAACTCAAAGCCATCGAAAAACAAAATGAAGCGATAAAAAATGCGGAAGAAACGCTTGAGAACTTAGAGCTTGTGAAAGAAAATTTTGAGATAAAAGCACGTTATGAAGAGCATTGTGAAAGCATTGAGGATTTAGAAACAGAGCTTGAGAGTGAAAAGAGCACACTTGAAACAAAGACTCAAAAGTATAATGAGCTTAATTTACAAATAGCGATGTTACAACTACAGATTAAAAACACGACCGAACAAAACCCAGACAGCGAGGATTTAACGACTTTAAACGAGGCTTTGACAAATAAACAAAGTTTAGCTCAAACAGCAAAGAGTGAGCTTGAAACTTTACAAGGCACAATCGCAGAGCACACTTTAAGCAAGGAAGAACACGAGCAAGATATGCAAAGAGAGAGTTTGAATCATCATTTAGTAGAGCTTTATGATGAGAGTGTTGCCCTTGAGCAATCAAACGCGTCTTTAGAGCAAGACATTAAACGCTTAAGGATAAATATCTCTTATATCAAAGCCCCTTTAAAAGAGGCGTTTAAACTCAATGATGTATTGCAGGTGCATCATTTGTTTGCGTTGAGTGAAGAGCAAAGAGAGACTTTGATGATTGATGATGATGTGATTATTGATTCTTTAGTGAAGCAAGTCATTGAAAAACTAGGGGGGGGGGCTTGAAGACGCTTTGAATGCCTTAAAGACAGATTTTAACACGACAAAGACAAACTTAGCTAAAACGATAAAATTCAATGGCGAGGCTGCAGCACTTGAAGCGATGAATGCGGTTAAAACACAATGGACGGGTGCGTATAAAACCGCAACGCAAGCTGTAAAAGTGAGTGATATAACAAATTTAATCACTTATTTTGTAACCCAGACAACAAACATACAAAATAAATATAAATAAGTGTTTGTTTTTGTGAAAAGGGCGTTTTAAATGCGTTTAAAGGGCTTTAAAAGGGGATTTAATGCTTTTGGAGGCTTTATGTTTTGTGAAAATTGTGTGAAAATGCGAAATAAAACGTTACACAAACGCAAAAAACATTAAAAAATGCGGTTTAAAGCATTGCAAAAAAACACTAAAAGGAGGGCAAATGTTTTCTTTGAGTTCTCTTATAACGAGTTTCATTGATATAAAAATAATGATTATTATCGCTTTGGGGGTGTTGTGTGCGATTTTTTACACACAAAATGAGCTTTTGAGTGCGGATTTTCAAAAAGAGCAGCTTAAAAATTTGCATTTGCAGAATGAAAAAAACGAGGCTTTAAAACAGATTTTAGCACAAAATGAAGCGATAGAGAGACTTAAAATCGTTTCTTATGAACGCGATGAAGTGGCGATGGAAGCGTTAGAGCGGATTGATTTTAAGAAAGATGAGCATTTGGGGGCTTTGCAAAATTGTGAAAATGAGCTTAAGAGCTTTAAGGATTTATTTAATGTTTTAAGCAAGGCAAATTAAGTTTTTTTGGTGTTTTTGTTTATGAGTTTTATGAGAGGATGTGAATCACTCAAACATTAAAGACGCTTATATTTCTACCTAAAGGGGCTTAAACATTTTTTAAGTAAATGCTCTCACTCAAAGCGGAAAAATTTTGTGAAAAAATGTTTGAAAAAGCACAAACTCAACTCTTGAAATGGCTTTGTTGCAAGATGTGAAGCTCTTTGAGGTGAAATTTTAAAGGTTTTTAGCAGGGCAAGAGATGAAAAAGAGATGAAAAAGCGGGATTTGAGGCTTAAAAGAGCCTTTGAAAATAGGCGAGGAGTTTGAGAGTTTGAGAGTTTGAGAGTTTGAGAGTTTGAGAGTTTGAGAGTTTGAGAGTTTGAGAGTTTGAGAGTTTGAGAGTTTGAGGAGTAAAAATGAAAACGATTTTAAAATTTATAATTTTTTGTTTTGTTTCTTTGCTTTTAATGCACATATTTTTAGGTTGCAGTGCAAAAAAAGAGCTGATGATAAAAACAGAATATCAAGAGGTGAAAGTGCCCATCAAATGTCCGCTAAAAGTCCCAAAAAAACCGCGATTTAATAATGATTTAAGCAGTGCGAAACGCTTGAGTACTTATTATTTGGAAGTGGAATACATCGCTAAAAGTTGCACGAGTGGCGAGTGAGTTTAAAAATGTCATAAAATAAAGGAGTGTTTTAATCTCTTTTGGCAGAAAACTAAGCGTCTTGATTGTTTTGCTTGTCAGTTTAAAAATCGCACAGAATGCAGAACAATCAAGATTATCACGCTTTTGCGTATGAAAGGATGAGGCTTTAACGCCTTGCTTGAGAGCTTTAAAGAGACTTTGAATGATGAGGCTTTGCGTTTTGAGTTTGAAGCGTTGGTGCAT